ATATTTGTCAAATAAGGGAACTGAATATCAGTTCCCTTATTTTGTATTTTTATTCACCTAAGTTTATCATATAACTATTGTCGCTGCCCAACACAGTACTTGGAAGCGTTCCATTCCACTGCTTTATCCAGTAGTAACTGATAAGCTCATTGGTTAGGTTTTCAGCAATTCGGGCGTTCATTTCTGCCTCGCGCTGACCGGCATATAGACTTGCCTCAGACTGGATTTTTACTACTTCAAGGTCAGCATTAGCAGCAATAACTGCCTGCTGCGCCTGAGCCTGTGCCGCAATGATATCACGCTCAGCTTTAGCCTGGGCTTCCATTGTGGCCTGCGCCTGTTCGGTTTCAGCCTTTAGTTTGTTCTGCTGGGCAACCTGCTTTGCTTCAACGGCATCGGTAAATGCGTCAGTAAAATCAATATCTTCGATTGAAGTACCAACTACAATAATATTGTAGTGCGCCAGTGCCTCAGTTAGAACTTCCTCAATCACTCGGGCCAGCTCACTACGACCATTAACAAGAGATTCGGCAGTATATTTAGCAGTGCATACTTTGACCGCTTCACTGATATTAGGTGTAATTACTGTGTCAAAGTAATTTTTACCAATAGTAGCATAAATTGTCATAGCATCACGCTGGCTAATCTGGTAGTTGATGGTATATTTAATGTTGACCTCCTGGATGTCCTGTGAGAAACAACTCAGTTCCACCATATGCTTCTGAATTCGGTTATCCATCTTAATAACTGTCTGCCAAGGGGCTTTGAAGTGGATGCCGGCATCAAAAGTATAATTTTCAACCTTGCCGAATGTCGTCACGATACCGGTATAGCCGGTTGGAATTTTGGTGAAGCAGCCCAAAACCATTATTAGTAGAACCAGTGCTATAATGGCTGTTGGAATAATTCTTCCCCAGCGTGGAGCCATATCGCCCCACTTATCACGCTTGAAAAAGAAACTGCCTTTGGTTTTGCTCGTTCCATCGTTGTTTTCCATGATTATACTCCTTTATTTAATTTTCAATTATATCAAATACAACGAATAGGTCTTCGCAGATTAACTGTGGATTAGGCCGTGAATAACTTACTTTATTTACTGAATAATTTGGGTGGTTTGCCAAAAATTCATTTAATTGGCAATATACTTCGGGGTCACAGTAATAACCACGATGAAAACTTCTGCTGATTTGTCTCATTATCTCTTCCTCATATATTCATAGAAATCGCAGTTTCGAGGATTTCCTTCACAATTACATGCTTCAATTTCTTTTGTGCCAAGACAACGCGGTCCATTTGTACCTACTATATAGGCATTACAGATATTGTTTGGAGCATATAGACTTGATGGTAAATATGACCATCTTCCTGCACCCCATTCGCCTCCATCGGCACCTTCACGCGGTACCCAACCAGTGATACAGTTATCCCACCATTATGCGTCATCGCGCCAGAAGGCGATTAAATTTGTATCATCGCCTTCTAACTGTACCAACACTGCACAACCATAAGGGGGATAATCATTATCTTTGATATAGTGCCATTCGGGGCTCCATTCACCTATCATATTATCCCCCTTAACTGTGGAACTTGAGTAGATATTCTGGAGAAACACACTTGAAGGAATTTACACCATCAAGACTTCTAAAAACTACGCCTTCCTTCATCTTGTGATTGACGGTAGAAGTTTCACCATTTACATAAGCACGAAGCTCTTCCACGGTATCAGGCATAGTCATAGACTCGTTAAGGATAGGTACGCAAGGTACATTGAAACCAACTTGAAGTAGACGCTTCATTTCACAACTATTCCAACGTCCCTTATCAGAGGTGATAAGGTTGAAAGCCATGAAATCATGGCCCTTGAGGTCGTAGTTGTTCTTTTGCACACCTTCACCATAGGTTTCACCTTGAATAGTTACCCATTCAAGCTGTGGCATAACTTCCATAATGCCTTTTAGCACATTATACATATCGTATTTTTGTGCCATTTCCCAGTAGATGTTAGTATCGTAGTAGCAAGGCTTATCTACGCTATCAAAACATACATTTCGAGAGCATACATAAAATTCCAGCTTACCAAATTTACCCTTACGCATAGTAAAGGTAGTGCTGCTACCGTCGATTTTTTCAGTAGCAATCCACTTCTTGTCCTTATCCTTAAGAATCCAAGGCATATTTTCAATGCGCTCTTCATCAGTCTTGCTTACCCAGGCAGGCCAACCGCTACGCTTATCCTTCTTTTTACCGAAGAATATAAACATTAGCTTGCGGCCCCACTCACGCTTCATCAACCAACGAGCCCAAGGCTTTTTAAAGATATTAGGATGACGCTGTGCCATTTTCTTATACTTATCAGCACTTGGGGCCTTACGTTGATTATCCTCGGCTTCGGCATAGGTTACGCCAAGTTCTTTGGTAAGGAAACGGTCTTCACCCTCGGCATACCAGAAGCGAGAATTATCATTAGGGTCGTAAATAATGGCTTGGCCATCGGTATCAAGGCCATTTTTCCAACCAAAATCTTCGGCATGCATAAGCAGACCTTGACTAATAACCTTACACATTTTAAGGGTCTTTATCTTATATTTACGCTTTTCAAGGAACGCAAAGCATTCGCGGTCGGCAGGAACCTTACTATCAATCTCAAAATAAATAGCAGGGTCGCCCACTTTAAACTGGTCCTTCTGGACAATTACTTTCCAACCACCAACAGTAGCCCATTCCACACGGTCATAACCAGGGATAGGTTCTATATTGTCGATTAGAACCACATAGGCAAGTTCACGCTCGCCCTTTGAATTTAGCATTTTTTATCACTCACTTTCACATTTGGGCCATCTTCACACATCCAACATTTTTCGCTATATGCCATATTACAATAGCCGAAAAATTCAAATGGGCAAAATGGCGAAGGTTCATTGGGTTCTTCTTGCTCCCAGGCTTCTTTAAGCCACTTGTCAAATTCTTCTTTTGTCATTTTTCTTTTGAAAACATACGGACTCTTTCTTCAAATGTCATACCCTTGGTTGCGACAGCATTATGAATAGCACGCAGATAACCTTCGGGAGTACATCCTTCGTGAACTTCAGCATAATCAAATGCCTGTTTACAACTGGCCAGCGAGCAATAAGTTTTATCACGAAGTGCCTTGATTTCAGCAGAAGAAGCCATATCTTATACCTCTTTTTTCATTTTCTATATATATTATATCATATTTTTTATTATTTGTCAATAAAGAAAATGTGCGGTCTACCAAAATTTTGTGAATTATCAGTGAAAAAATTGGTAAACCGCATCTTTAATCCATATCATTACTATCTTGTATGACAAAACATAGTGCCAATAGAAATAATGCTTGTACTATAAATGGCGTCTTAAAACCTATAAACATCATGTCATATAAAAGTTTGGGCTTTTTACAAGCCACCAATCCAATTCGCCAGTTAAGCTATAATTATCCCAGCGTTGCCAAATGGTATCCAAATCTTCTATATCATTAAAGTATTGCTCTACATAGGGGCGTTCAATCCTATCGCGATGGTAATGACCAAACAACCATACTGTCCAGTCAAATTTGGACTGAATTTCTTCAAGCCAGACTTCCATACGATTGTCTACTTTTGATTGGTCTACAAAGCCCAAAAATAAATCTGTGGGCTGAAAAGAAATGGGACAGGTATGTGTAAAAATGAAATCAAAGTGCCTACCACAAAATTTGAGTTCACAATGATCCATTTCAAACTTGGTTAGCTGCTCGTCGGGGAACCAGCCCGTTTTTTTTGGAATGTTAGTTTCCTCTGTAAAATTACCACGGGCTAAGCGATACCACTTGTCTACGGAATATGCCCCACCAATAACACCGCATTTATACTGATTAATGGTATAATAACCATAATCCATAAAATAGCGGATATTGGGAAAGTCAGGCTGCCAATATACGGGGCCTTGAACTGCACCATCATAGATTTCTACCGTATCTGCTACTAACTGTGGACGCTGTTCGTGATTGCCACGCACACAATAAATGCGGTATCCACGCGAATCTACCCAACGTTTCATTTTTTCATCAGTTTTATTTAGATAGAAATTAAATCCAGCATCGCCAAGGATAATAATCCCTGTATCTTCTGGCGGATAGGTTTCTTTATCAAGATTATCTATCCAAGTAAAATTTCCGTGGCAATCGCCTCTAACTAACCATTTCATATCAATCTACCTCACTAATAGATTTTTTACATACGTCTTTTACAAGTTCATAAAGAATACGTTGTATCCATTTGTTTTCTTCATGCGTTTGATATGCAGTATAAATCTCATAAACATTTTTACAAGTATTAATAGAAGCTTCAGCTACTTTTAATAGTCGTTCTTGCGTATAGTGAGTAGAGTGTTTAATATCTAATAAGTCTTCGCGTTGATTAGTAATTAAACAATCAGCGAATGAATAATCATTAGAATATTTTTTCATACATTCTTCAATACGCACTAATTGATATACCCATTTACTAAGATGAAACTCAAAAAATCTATCATTAGCCAATTTATAATTACGTTCAGCCATACCCAAGAATGCGCGCATAGTGTTTGCCGCATTACAACGCGCAATATCTTCGCGCATTTTTAAAAGCTCATAAATTTCTTTACCATAAAAATCTTCATTGGGATAAATCCATTTTGAAAAAAGGACTTCAACAAATTGAGGATTACCTTTTTGAAGGCTTTTTAAAAAATTACGAATATCGGTTGCATCAAAATGTTCTTCATTTGGAAATTTATGAGTAAAAGAGTCACATTTATTTTGAATAACATCTTGGATACTTGGAAGAATGATAGCTTTAGTATCAGTGTCGCTATGTTCGTCAGCGCAATTATAATTCCAACTACCAATAGGGGCTAAAATAAACTGACGATAAGGAGAATATTCGTATAAATAAAATTCAATATGTTGAGCCAAGTTTGGACTAGCCATTATTCATCTTCCTTTAAATAAATATGTTTTTCAACATATTCTCTACTATTTCCTTTTAGGATTGGCATATTAGTATCAACAACCCAACCATCTTCATGATAACAGGCAGTACCACGCTTTTTATCAGCTGAATAATTATTCCAATTAATCTTATATTCTTGCATAAGCATATCTTGGATATCATTACAGCTTTTCCCATGTAGCTGTTTTTGTGAAAAATAAGTTTGCCCTACCATCTGAATACTATTACGAGTGGCGTCTAACTGCCGCCAGTAAATTAGGTTACAAACCTCTTCTTTTGGTATGTTAAAGCAACGAGCATCAAATATGGCGCCCATTTTACAACATTTATCAAGAGTTTCTAAATACTTATCATCATCCTCATTATGATTCCCAGAACCATAATAATTATCTATCCAATGATCGGCAGTTTCAGCAAAAGCTCTATTAAAGTATAGAGTCGCCATACTAGCACTAATGCTAGTAAGTTTTTGGACTTCATAATCAAACCAAGCGTCGGTAGTTAAAGTTTGATAATCAATAAGAATAAGTGTAATTTCATCAGATTGAGTATAACCAAATACACAACCCTGAATATGTTTACACAAATCTAACATAGTTGTTTTCATGGCATTCATAAGGATACCATCAAATGGGCGCTTTAATCCTCGTGTAAATGTATGAAATGCTTTGCCATCAATACGAATAGCAACAGGCATACGGCGCACTAATGAAGTGCGTGCTCGCATTTCATAATTTTCTTTCATTCGGCGTCCTAAATCATCATTTACAGGCATATTTTTACTCCTCAATATCTAACAGATGTTTGTTAACTTCATTTGCCACTTCGGGGTCTTTATAGCGGCATACAATTTCATTATCGCCAGGCATATTTAATTTGATAATTAAATCACCATTAGAAATGCAAGTAGCAATAATCTTATCGGCGTCAATCCAGCACCACATATCCTGAGTAGAAGTGACACCAGGTAAGCTAATGCGTTTTATATTTTTCATTTATATTACTCCTTTATATTTTCTTACATATATATTATATCATATTATTTTATATTTGTCAATTGGATTGGCCGAAATCTAGTAAATTGATTATTTTATTTTTGATATAATATAGTAATAAGACGAGAAAATGGAGGTATAAAAATATGACAATTCCTGTTTTGGTACAACAAATTTTTGAAATTTGTATTATTCCTTTATTGGGATTATTAACAACTTACATTATTAGTTTTGTTAAGGCAAAAAATAAGGAAATTCAAACGAATATTGATAATGAATTATATATTAAATATATGAATATGCTTGAAAAAACTATTGTTAAATGTGTTGTTGCCACGAATCAAACCTATGTTGATGCTTTAAAGGCATAGAACGGTTTTGGGCCAGAAGAACAAAAGCAAGCATTTAACATGACTTACCAAGCAGTTTTATCTATTCTTACTAACGAAGCAAAAACCTATTTAGAAGTTTCTGTCGGTGATTTCCAAATGTTCTTAATGAAACAAATTGAAGCCACTGTTAGAGAAAACAAACTCGAAATAGTGGAAGAAAAAATATAAAATTATTATTGATAGCTATATAATTTTATATAGTATATAAATCATAATAAAATAATATGAAGGGAGAAAAAATATAATGGCAATGTTAGTTCATGGCACAAGAAATGTTAGTGTTCCTACTGGCAATGCTGGTTTCGTAAGTACTTTCCCAAAAGCTGGCGAAGACGTAAAGTTCTATACACCTGAACAGTTAGAAGAAATGCGTGCTAATAATGGTCAGCAAGCTGAGTCTACTTGGCCCGGCAAGAAGGAAAGTTCTTCTGACCCGCAGCAACCTGATGAAGAGGAACCCGCAAGTAATAGTGTTCTTGGCGTAGTCGCTAAATTAGCTACTGCACCTAACGATGTAAATAGAGAAGCATCACAAGCAAACCAAGATGCTATTAGTGTTGAACAAGATGGCGCCGCTGTAGTAGTAAAGGGTAGCTTAGCTGCTTTAAATACCTTTGCTTCTACTAATCCTTCACAAGGCGAAGGTAAGTGGATTGCTCTGGATATTGAAACCAAAGCCAATAGTATTGTAGATGTAAAATGGAATGGTTCACAACTGGGTGCTGAGGATGTTATTGAATCCGCATCTGTTGGTCTGGCACAAAACCATATCATCTTCTGGGCTAAAGCTGAGGCTCTTCCACGCACAATCACTCTTTCATCTGAAGGTTTTGATGACGCACAATTAGTAGTTTCTTTTGAAGAAGCCTAAAATAAAAATAAGGGAGATACCTAAACGGTATCTCCCTTATTTTTTTTATCTTCATCAATGTCAAGAAAATATATAAGTTTTAGTATTTCTACTGGATCTATTTCCTTTCCATTAATAAACATTTTTCCTGTGCCGGGACGTATTTCAGCCCCAACATCTTCAAATGCTTTTAATAAA